AGTTTGAGAAATGTGCTATAATGAAAATAAGAATAATGGAATTAACAGATAAATTAGATTTAGAAATTGATTCCGATTTAACAAATTTAGATAAAGATGATGAGGAATAAACCAATGTTAGCTTACCCAGTAAGCGCAAAACCAATAGACTATAATAAACCAGTATTTATACAACCAAAGCTTGACGGCGTGCGTTGTCTAATACAGTGTGATAATGGCAAGATAACTGCGTATTCACGTAATAATAAAGAGTGGAAAAATATCGACCATATACTTTTTAATCTCAAGCCATTCTTTCACTGGAATCCAAATGTTGTGCTTGACGGTGAATTGTATAATCATGACTTTAAAGATGATTTTGAACAAATCATATCTATGGTCAGAAAAACAAAACCAACTGACGAGGCACGTGCTAAATCAGCTGAAAACGTACAATTTCATTGTTATGATATTGTAAACAAAAAGATGAAGTTTAGCACGCGTAGCAAGTGGATTGAAGGTAATTTACAATCAAATCATTGTATACGCCTAGTACCAACAAGTAAAGTCACTGCTGAACCAGCTGCTAAAATGACACATAAAATTAATTTAACAAATGGTTACGAAGGTTCTATTGTAAGACTAGACACACCTTACCAATGTAAAAGGTCTCATAGTCTTAGAAAATTCAAAGATTTCAGCGATGCTGAAGCTAACATTGTAGGTTACGAAGAAGGTAAAGGTAAAAGAGTCGGCACGCTGGGTAAGTTTATAATGCAAGATGATGATGGTAACCAGTTCGGTTGTCCACCAGGTAAAGGTCATAATTATAAAGATCTTGCAAAAATGCTTATCGAGATCCATAAATATATGGGTCAGCGTGCTACCTTTACATATTTCGAACGAACAAAAGCAGGTAGTTACAGACATCCACTATATAAATGTATAAGAAATTATGAATAAAAGATTAATATTAAAAATCCTAAAGCAAAACGAAATTAATAGATATAATAAAAATAATTCTAAAAGAATTATTATAGGAACGTTAAAACCAATATGTGACAAAAGCCTCAAATAATATATTAATAAGGGGCTAATGTCACAAATAGAACTATATGGACAGAAGATTTAAGTATTTATGGAATAAACATGTTGTTTATAGAAGAGATCCTATAACTGATATACCAGACGAAGAAACAGATACATATATGTTTTATAAGAATGGTACATACCAGTGTTATGACTTGTTTAGAAGTAAAGCAAAAATCACAACATGGAAATCATTTTATTGGCACATGATGGTGCTGTGGCATTTAAACCCAGAGTGGGAAGATGCTGATGCAATGGAAATAGCTACATACTTAGCATGGAAACCTAATGGTTTTACTACGTTTACTATGAATAAATGGAATATAGCTAGATTAGTATATGAAGTTTCTGTGCTAGATCTTGAAGAGCCTCCACGTAATAAACTTAGAAAGATTATATTTAAACCACAATGTGGATTAGATAAATCTGAAAAACTAAGCATTGTTGGTAAGTTAATAGGTAGGATTAATGGTGTAAATAAAGAAGATATTTATAGTAGCATGTTATTAATGAATGACAGTGACGAAAAGATAACTATAGCTAAACTAGCTAAGAGCTTAAAGTGTACACCAAGAACTATACATAGGCGAATGTGTAGAGAGTTAAAACAAGTAAAAGAAGAATTAAATGAAGAGATTAATATATGACCTGTACTATGCAGATGAGATAACACAGGATGTAGCTATAAAGCTATTAGATAAATGGACTGAAAACTATAATAAAAGAAAATACTAAATGACCAGAATAAATGTAGGAATACCACCAGCTGAATTAACAGACAAGCACTTACTAGCTGAGCATAGAGAAATAAAACGTATACCAAATTGCATAGCTAAAGGTAAGTACAATATGGAAGGTATACCAGACACATTTAAATTAGGTACAGGACATGTTAAGTTCTTTTACGATAAGTTATATTATCTTTTAATGAGATATATGAAGCTATACGTTGAGTGTAAAAATAGAGGATTTAATGTACAATGTTACGCTGAAGCATGGAAAGGTTTACCTAAAGAATTAATGAATAATTATCAACCAACATATATGGATAGAAAAATAGTAAAACAAAGAATTAATGAAAAATTAAACAAATGAAAAAATATCACGTACAAAATTATGTAAGATGGAAACACGACATGGCAGATTCTTTAAAAAGAATACCAGATAGACCATATCACGAATTAAGTAGAGACGAATTAATAACTAAGTTTTTACCATTAGTAGAAAGTTTAGCTAGAAAGTTTTCAACATCACAACAAGCTAGCGGTGTTATGAGTATAATGGATATTATACAAGAAGGTAATTTAGGTTTGTGTGCTGGTGTTGATAGAATAGAGTGGGACACAATACTAGAAGCTGAAGATCAAAGCAAGAGGTTGAAATCATTTCTATCTAAAAGAATAAAAGGAGCAATACGTAGAGGCATTGACACGAACAGAGGTAGCATGCGTATACCAGAGCATAAGCTAAATGAAATACGAAAAGACTTTGGTGAAGATCGTAAAATGGTTGAATTGTTTTTTAATTCAGTGTTTACAAGTCTAGATGCTGGAACACAAGAGCAACAAAACGCAGCGTATAATATACCAGATAATATAAAAGGTTATAATAAAGAGTTATTAGCAGCATATATAAAATCATTAATGCTCCAATATTTAAACCCAAAAGAGTTTCAAGTTCTTAGATTATCTTATGGACTTGATTGTGATAAGATGTCTGCTAAAGAAATAGCTGAAGTTTTAGGTATAAAAGGCACTAGCTCTTACGTACGTATTTCACAGTTAAAAAAGCAAGCAATTGATAAACTTATTGATAACGTTGAGCACTCGCAAGTGGTTGATTACCTGTAAGTTACTAATGTAAATTATTAATTCTATATGTGATTATATATATAGACCAAAACCAATAGACCATGAAGAATTTAAATAAAAAATTAGCCGTCATACAGACAGAGCTAAAAGCAAAAAAGTCTTCGTATAATTCTTTCGGTAAATATTATTTCCGAAAGGCCGAAGACATACTCGAGGCAGTAAAGCCTTTCTTATTAAGGGAAAGTGTATCAGTTAGAGTTGACGAAGAGTTGATTCATGATACACCTCCTGTAATTCAATCAACAGCCACAATTTCTGATGGCGAAAATTCAATACAAGCAAAAGCAATAGTCGGCGTAGACCTTAATCAAAAAGGTATGCAAACGGCACAACAATTTGGAGCAGCTTCATCTTACGGGAAAAAGTATGCATT